GTTCTTCGCTAATTATTATTTTTTTCATTGAATAACATTTTCTTATAAATATCTGAAATTATATAAAAAATCCCCTTTATATATGATTATATATAAAGGGGATAAAGTAAACATTCGATAAAGGAATTCTCAAAAAACATTTATTGCTCTATCAAATCTAAAAGTGACATCGATAGTAGCTAATTCGTTTTCAGTATAACCTAGAGAACCAAAATCTGCATCGTTAATCTGTGTTCCTTGTAAAATCCATTTTTGTACCACAACACCAGTTGGATCTAACATTTCTAATTCTACATCTTTTTTGTATCCTGCAGCGTATCCTTGTCGCCCAGTAACTGATTCAGAATGTAATCTAACCCACTCCATAAGTGCTTGTGTCGCTGAAGGACCAATTGGATCTCTGAAAGATACTGTTATAGGTTCCCATTTAAATCTACCGATAACATATGTTTCAGTATTTAAAAACGGTATTGATACCTCTTCACTTGAATATTTTGGTCGTGATCCCGTTGCAACCCACCATTCTTGTATTCCCAAGTCATCTGGAAATCTGAAGATAAACCTATTTTTCCTTAATGGTTCGTAAGGAACCGGCATCCGCATTAATAAATCTGCCATTTTCTAATTTTTTTTATATTTATTATTGTATATGATATTATTTTTCATTACCTTTATTAATAAATATCTAAAAACCAAAAAAAGTGGATTATAAAAAGTTTTTTTTAGAAAATAATAAAGCTGGATTAAAGACCAGAGAATCTTATATTGAAAATAATTATAATGAAATCTATACCTCAATTAACCTTTATTGTGATAATATAAACTTAAAAGGGGGTATTCCGTTTAAAGAAAAAATATATATATTCATAAATAATTTAACTGAGGTTCCCATATGTAAAAATTGTGGTAAAAAATTAAAGTTTAAGAAAAGTTTAAGAGAGGGGTATGGTAGTTATTGTTCGGTGTCGTGCACAAATAAACATGATGGTCACATTTTAAAATCAAAACTTAAATGGAAACAAAAAGAAAAAGATATTAAGGAAAAAATGTGTAATACTAACCTTAAAAAATATGGTGTCACTAATATATTTAAAGATAATGAATATATCCAACTCAAAACCAAAGAGAAATTAGGGGTAACCAACCCAAACAAATTAAATAGTGTTATAGAAAAAAGAAAAAAAACTAACCTTAAAAAATATGGGGTAACTAATACATTACTTTTAAATGGTTCTCGAAAAACCAATCACATTTCAAAACTAACAAATTTTAACGAAAAATATGGGGGGTTAAATGTGATTGATGATTCTGGTAACTATGTTAAACTAAAATGTAATAACTGCAATAATGAATATGACATAGATAGAAGTTTATTATTTTATAGATTTAAAAATAAAATAAACCCTTGTACGTTATGTAACACCGTAAGTGAGTTAAAATCCATAAAAGAAAAAGAACTAACAGATTTTTTATTATCTTTGGGGTTAAACCTTATTAAGGGTGATAGGGATATTCTTAATGGTAAAGAGATTGATATATTAATACCTGATTTTAATATTGGTATAGAATTTAATGGTTTGTATTGGCATTGTGAAAAATATGTGGATAAAGATTACCATTTAAATAAAACTAATATGTGTGAATCTAAAGGGATACAACTGATACATATTTTTGAGGATGAATGGGTGAATAATAAGGAAATTGTTAAAAGTAGATTAAAAAACTTATTTAAATTAACTGATAATAAAGTATATGGTAGAAAATGTGTAATAAAAGAAGTTAATACTAAAGATAAAACAAAGTTCTTAAATGATAACCATATTCAAGGTACAATAGGTAGTAAAGTTAATTTAGGTTTATACTATAATGATGAATTAGTATCGATAATGACATTTGGTAAAGGTAGGGTTGTTATGAATGGTGTTAAAAACGAATGGGAGTTATTAAGGTTCTGTAATAAAATTAATCATTCTGTTACCGGAGGAGCTAGTAAACTATTTAAACACTTTATTAAAAAGTATAACCCAAATAATGTTATAAGTTATGCAGATAGAAGATGGTCACAAGGTAATTTATATCCCCAGATAGGGTTTAATAAAACCCATACCTCATCCCCCAACTATTTTTATATTATTAATACTGAAAGGGTGCATAGATTCAAATACCGTAAAAATTTATTAATAAAAGATGGATTTGATAAAAATAAAACTGAAAGGGAAATTATGTATGATAGAAAAATTTATCGTATATATGATTGTGGTAATCTAGTATATTCTTATAAAAAAATTACTTTTTGATAATAATTCTCTTTTTCTTTGTTTTATTTGGGTCAGATGTGTCATAAACCAGAAATGTAATGTCAGGATAAAGTTTTTTTAATGTCGATTCAATGAATTCCTCCACATATTCAACATTATCAATGTCATCATCACTATAACCTATACTAACGCCTGTAAATTCTGGGTCATCTTTAATTTTCCCTACCACACCGATAACTCTATCTACAAAGCTTCTTAATGCAACCGTTTTCGCCATTTCTGGTTCTGTTGCGGATGATTCGATACCAAACTCTTTCCTAAAATCATCCGAAGTAACTGGGTAATAATCCTGAAGGGATAAATATTGTTCAACTGTTGTATTACCTAAGTTATTTTCCATTGTTTCCTTTTCTTCATCACTTAAAGAAGTGGAAATTATTAGTTTAATTGAATCTTTTATTGATGCAGGTGGATTACCTCTGGCGGTTATAATGGAAAAATCGTATGTATTTATTAATGCTTCTTTAAATTTATTAAAACTAGGTCCGAATGCATTCTTACTTAAAGCTTCTTTTGTATCAGCAATAAAAGATTCATAACTTCTAAAATCTTTAAATGTTTCAGCAATACTATTACCCCTATATCTAATATTTTTACCGATATCACCTCTAATTTGTGCAAATTCTTCAGTAGATACCGACACAGGTACCCATCCTTTACCAGCTCTCTTATCTAAATACACCTTTGTGGGCATAAATAATATATTATCATCCCAATCAAAAGAATAAGCTCTTTTTTGAAATTCCATCATTAATTTATGTTGTTCTTCGGTAAGTTTAACTTTCATATTTTATAAATATTATTAGAAATAAAAAAACCCACATATAGTGGGTTTTAATTATAGTGTTTTAATAATATTAATTATTAAATATCATCGAAACTAGCACCAGTGTTAGTGATGTTAAATTCAATACTTATATATTCTAATGATCTTGTTGGTTTAATAAATATTCTACCATTCAATTCATTTCTATCAATTGATTCTGGTGTATCATCCAACACAACTCTAAAATCAATTAACCCTCTTTCTTTTCTGATATTATCTAAAATAGGGTTAACCATACTTAAAAATTGATTTCTTACAACTTCATCATTTTGTTCGAATAATAATCTGATTGAAACCGCTGAAATAAGTTTTCTAGCTTGTAGTAACAATCTTCTAACATTAATTCTGTTAAGTGCAGTATCCGCAGATTGTAAGGTTTTATTACCCCATATTACAACTCCCACATCTGAGAATGTTGCCATTGGATTAATTCTTCCTTCATATAAAGTATCTCTATTATCTAAAGTAAGTTTAACTCTCGCTTTAATTGCGTTTGTTGTACCTCTATTTAAACCTGCTGCTGCAAACCAAGGAAATGCGACATTATCTGTTAATGCAATATTTCTAACAACCTCTAATGTTGGCGGTAACCACACATATTGATTATTTTCCGTATCATTCATTTGTAACCATGGCCAGTATGTAGCGGAGTAGTTTGAATCTATTCCAGAATCATCTACTATTGCCACCGCTTCTGATTGACTTAATGCAACTCCATCATCATCAGTATCAGGAGTTGTTATAATGTATAATGAATCTGCTCTATCCGTTTCAATCACATCTACCCCATTTTCAATTAACCCTGGTTGATCCCTTAAATCTAACCCTGGAGATGCAAATACATTAATATTTACAGCTTCTGGGTTGTTATATGTATATAACCCCTCTAAGAATGTATAATAATCTGAAGTTATTCCTTCATCACCTTCACTTGTGGTGTATGGTGTAAACGTTCCAGATAATAACCCATCAGCACCTTTACTACCTGTTTTGGTATAGTTGTCATTGTTTGTCCTTTGTGTTCGATACACATCCCATCCATCATATCCACCATAAGGTGCAAATGTGAATTTCCTAGATGATAATCTTTCATATGGACCACCTATTAAACTAGCATCTGTTGTAAATGCTGATATACCAACTTGTAATATTGGAAAATAACTATTGTTACCATCTGATATTTCAGCTCCTAATGAATTTACATCTAAATGGAATCCGTCAGTTTTACCAGT